GCGGGGCTGAGCGATTTTATCGCCTTCTCCGGCAAATAGCGCTCACCTGTTTTGGAGGACGGCTTTCCGCTCTTGGTGCGCCACTTCTGGTCGCCCCAGTCTTTGAGGGATTGCTGGGGCGCTTTCATGTCAGTCCCTGTACCCGCCGCCAGCGGCTTTGTATTTCTTGGCCACAAGCTGTGCTTTACGAGCTGACCATTGGCCTGCCCCAGTGCCTTGGGTTGCTGCGGCCTTCACCTGAGAAACAATCCGCTTGCGCAGACTGGGCTTGGTGTAATTGCCAGCGGCATTGACTTTACCGCCTTCAGCGTACTGCGTGAAGTCGGTGTCATCCCGGCGTGCTTTTTTTACGCCTTTGGGCATCTTGGAGGGGGCGATGTCCCCCATGCCGCGACTGGCTCTCATGTCAGACCATCCTGCCTTTGGTCTTGCCGCGCTGAGCGCAGCCGTCAGCACGCGAAGAAGCGGAAGAAACCTTGCCGCCTTTTTTCATTGGCTGGCCTTGCGCGGAAGCGGCAATGGCTTTTTGGCGCTCCTCTTCGGCTGCGTCACGTTGGGCGCTGCGTGCAATCGCCGCAGGCAATATGCCGCCAAAACCTTTGCCAATGAGCTTACCCATCGCGCCTTCGCCGGTCAACATTCCAGCCAGAGGGGAAACGTCAGAGAGTTTCATAATTAAACCATTCTTCCTTTTGTGCGGCCCTTGGTCACACAGCCATCCGCACGCGTGACACCACCCTTGGCTTTTCGGTCCGTTGTTGGTGCTGGCGCTGGCGCTGGGGGTGTTTTACTAGCGGCGTTATAGGCTTTTTCAGCGGCCTCGGCTGCCTTCTTGTCCGCAATCATTTGACGGGCGTCTTTTTCTGCTTGGCTCATGTTGCGCTCCTTAGCAGGTTTTGCCACCACGAGCCATTTTGGGCATCGCGGCTTTGGTCTTGCCTTTGGTGGCAATACCGTCGGCAGAGCGAGTAAACCCGCCAGACTTCATGCCGGAATGGGCCTTGGAGGCTGGCGCTGCGGCATGAGCCTTCAAAGAAGTAGCGATGCCACCCTTGGCCATCTTGGCTTCAGCCATTTCGTGCTTGACCATGGACTTGGGAGCGCCCTTTTTCTTCATGAACGCAACCTCTTTGGCCATCATTGCTTTGGATTCTTTCATTTCACCACCTCTTGAAAAAAGTTCTGACTTGCCTTGATCCGTATCAGGGCGGTTAATTTTTTGAAGGTCAGCACGAGATTTTGGTCCCTTACCAAACTTCACCTCTTTGTCCGCTTTCACGAACTCTTTACCCACCGAGGCGGGTACACCTGCCTTCTTGGCAAACGACGGATTGTTGGCCACCGCCGCCATGAAGTTGTGCTGTTTTTTACTAACTGAGGGCACTTCGCTGCTCCTTCATAAAGTCATCAATCTTGCCCTCAAGCCGGTCCAGCCGGGCCAGAACACGATTGATGTCGCTGTGCACATCCGCCTTAGTCACGTACTTCTCAGCGTTCTCTTCGCGGGTTTTGCTCAGCAAAATGCTCACGCGCTTGACTTCGTCGTGAGACACCTTCACCCAAAAAAGCAACGCTGCTGACGCAAACGACAACAGTACGTTCCAAGCCATCAGTTCCATATCAGCACTTCCACCTTGCAAGAGAAGCCGCCTTGCGGGTGGGCTTACCCTTTTCGTCTTTCATTGGGCCGGGCATACCTGACATGCGTGCGCAAAACGAGTCCTTGCGCTTGCCACCCTGCGGTTGCGGGGCTTTGAGGTTGCTGCCGGTCGCAGCGTTGTATTTGGCACGGCCTTTGGCAGTTAGCCCAGCCCCCTTGGAAGCAGGTAACTTCTCACCACGACCGATTGCTAGGGAGGGGGTTTTCTTAGCCATTGACGACTTTCAGTTTTGGCGTGCAATGCTCGGCCAACAAAGGCTGCAACACGTCCTCTTCAAAGTTGCGGGTGAACTTCTCTTGGCCAACGTGGGGCAAGCTGATTGAGGGGTCGAGGAAAACAGTGAAGCCGTCTTCAGCAGCACGGTCGCAGAACAAATAGTCCTCGCCGTAGTACTCACCGTTGACGATCTTCAGGTCAAAAATTGCACTGTCGGTGCGGTTATCGACGTTGTTGTTGTACGCCCACTCAGGGTGGTTTGCGATCATCGTCTCAAGGACGTGGCGCTGAATCATCATGAACCCGGTGCCAATGCGCTTCACACGAAGCAAGCCGTTCTTGTCGAACTCCAAAGCGCCGTTTTCATCAAGGTAATAATCCAAGAAGAACTTGCGATCTATACCGCGCCGTGGGTAAATGCCAGCGGTGACGTCTTTGTCCAAGCTCAGGGCCATCAAACGAAGAATGGCGTCAGCGGAAACCACCACATCGGCATCGACGAACAGAAGCGTGTCTGCGTCGGATTTGAGAAAGTCCGCAACCAAGCAGTTGCGAGCCTTCGTAATAAGAGAGCACCCCGAGAGGTGCGTGAGATAGAGCTTAACCCCCAACGACTGAACCTGAACGGCCAGATTGGACAAGGCAAAAGCTGAATCAATGTTCAGCTTGCCATCGTAGGCGGGGATCGCAACCATGAGTTTGCGGCCCGCTAGGTTAATGCTCTTCTCGTCAGCCATAGTACACCATTGCTGTTACGCTCGGCCCGGTACCAAAAAAGATACCGTTGGGAAAAAGAATGCCTTGCCCGGGGATCAGAACAGACAACCCAACCGTACTATACGTGTCCAGCTCCATGTACACGTCAGGGTAGACGTTCACGTTGCCAGAAGTCGAAACCGAGTTGGCTGTAGTCACGCTGAAGCTGTCGGCATTGATGTACGTAATGTCATACATGCCGTCACGGCTCGTGCCGGTTGTGAAATCTACAAACACGCGCTGTCCGTTGGTCAAACCGTGAGCGGTGATGCTGATGGTTGCCGTTGTGCCCGTCTGGCTGTAAGTACCAGACTCTACGGTTGTGGGATCACACGCAGCCACATTACGCAACGAAGACGTAGCGGAAGTTACTATGCACCCTTTGAGACGAGCGCGCAGTGGCGTGACCAGTATTCCGGAGCTTTTTACGTAAGCTGACTGGACGTCTGTTTGCATCATGGCCGTGCCCTTTATCCGTAAAAGATAGTGGAAGTCACCGATGCCGACGGTAGAAAAACGTAAATTCCGTTTTGGGCGAGAACGCCTTGGCCGGGAATCAGCGTGTAAAACGAGGTGCCTGTGGAGCAATCCACTTCGGTCAATATGTCCGTATACACAGACATGTTGCCGCTGGTAGTCAGCGTAGCCGTCGTCACCGTAAAGGTTGTAGGAGTCGGCGTGGTTTGCACCAGATACGCATCGCTTACAAAAGTACCGCTACTTGCAACCAGAAGCACGCGACTTTCGCCCGCAGTCAACCCATGCGCCGTCGGCGTGGTCACCGTACACACGGTGGTGCCGGGGATGTCGTACGTTGCCGCAATCGAGCTGTTGTCAACAATGGACGTATTGATTGTTACCGATGTAGAAGGCGAAATCACAACGCCTTTGAGCCGCGTGCGGTAAGGCACAGCCACCCCAGAAGTAGTGTTGTGATACGACTTTACGTCTGTCTGCATCGCCATAATCAATCTCCTATAAAGCGGGGGCCGAAGCCCCCAAGATCAATTAGGCAATACGAGAGAACACGTATGCCGTTGCGCTCGCAAATGTGATGCGGAAGCAAGCAATACCTGTCACGCCAGATGGGACTGTCAACAAGCCAGCGCCAGCGCCAGAACCTGCGGCAGCGGCAGCAGACAAGATACCGTTTGTAGCAACAGCGATAGTCACAGTGTTAGCGCCTGCGGTGTTATCCACCCACAAGTCCAAAGACGTGCCACGCGAAGCACCCAGAGCAGCGCCAAGCAGTGTGCCGGTTGGCAACGTAATGGTCGTAGCCAGTGCGGAAGTCGAAGTGATGTAGCCGTCAGCAACTTGAGCCGCTGTAGCAGTGGCTGTTGCGTTGATTGCGTTGAAAGAGGTGGGTTGGTGGCCAACAATAAAACCGTTGAGGGATCGTACTGGGCCGGAGAAGGTGGTCAAAGACATGATGAATCCTCACATGCGAGTTAAGGTGCCCTGTCTGCATGTCGTCGGCCCGGAGCCGTCAGGAACACCGGAAAAGTCCGGGAGTTGGGGCAATATACACCAAAAGAAAAAGGGGCACAAGGCCCCTTTTTCAGTCATACACCGAAGTATTAGTTGGAGCCAGAGCTGCCAAAAATACCCAGCGCGTCGGACCAGCCAAAGCTGTAACGCTCACGGGCCTTGTAACGGACGTTGCCGGTGTCGAAGTCGCCGTCCATGGAGTTGGACAGAGGAGTACGGATGAAATGCTTCAAACCGTTAGGCACGTCTGTGGTCAGGAACCAAGCGTTGTTGTCAGTCAAGAAGTTGTTGACGGTGTAGCCTTCTGCCACAGAACCGTTGTTCTTGATCGCGTTGATGTCGTTGTCAGCAGTGCCAACGCGGAGGTTGGTTTCCAACAGACGAGTAGCAACGAATTGCAGCGATGGAGGAACAATCATCTTCTTAGGCTTAGCAGCAATCAGCAGACCACGTTCATCAGTCCACTGAGCGATCTGAATAACGGCGGCTTCCAAAGAAGTCTCGTTCAGGTCAGCTTGGGTAGATGGAGTGTTGGCGTTGGTGCCGCCAGAGATCAACGGGTGGTTGACCAAAGTGCTGCTGCTGTTGTAGCCAAACAACGAAACACCGTCACCGCCCAAGTAACCACCGTTGAAACCGTTGTTCAAAACGGATGCGGCTTTAACTTGCTTGGTGTAAGCCATGGCGCGGGCCAAAGACTTGGTGTAACGAGCGGACAAGCTGTCGTACAAGTTATCTTCCACAGCTTCTTCAGTGATGGAGAAGCCCAACGCAATGGTTTCGTGGGTGTAACGGGTAGACCATGCTTCTTGAGCGTTGTCATAAGCGATGGCTGCGCCTTCGTTCTTGACGGGTGCTGCGGAGAAGCCGGACAGCTTGGTTTCTTCTTCAAAACTACGCTCCGAAGTTTCGGTTTCGTAGATTTCTTTGTGTTGCTCGCCGTAACGTGCATATTCCAGACCGAACAAAGCGTTCAAGCCGGGGAGCAGTTCTTTAAGCAGTTGTGCGCGTGAAATTGCCATGGTAATTTACTCCTTAAACACCAGTGGTGTTGTTGTATTGGTGGGCGTTGATTTTCACCAACAACTCGCAGTAAACACCGGGAGCAGTTGCAGTTTGCTCAACAACGTCGATAACGCGCAATGGGATGGTTGCAGTTGTACCAGCACCGGTCAATGTCACAGCAAAAGCTGAGTTGCCAGTGGTAGTAGAACCAGCGTTCAACACCAAAGCCACGTTAGAACCGACATCAGCGCGGCTCGCGGTGCCCATAGTTGTACCAGAGGTAACAACGGCCACTTTGAACAGAGCTTGTTGATCGTCCACAACGTACGCGTAAGCTGGGTTAGCAGTAGTGGATGCCAAGGCAGGGATGTACTGGCCCTGAACGGTTTGACCGTTAGAGTTCACGTACTGACCACCCATGCAAACACCAACAATAGTGCCAGCGTTAGTAGAGGTTGATTTAATCAAAAACCCGGTGCTGTCGATTTGAACGGTGTCGCCATCAAAGATAGCGGTACCGAAGCCAGCAGCTACGGGAATTTGGCGAATTGCACCAGCATAGGGCTTGCCATCAAGCGAATTGATGGGAACAAGGCCATAAGGTGCCGAAACGGTAGGAAATGCCATTTATGACTCCAAAATTTAAGAACCAGAACCGAAAGTAACCTTCGATTTCTTGTCCGAGAACAAGGGCATTCGAGGATCACTCTCACGAAGGAAATTGTTGTCCACGGATTCCATTTGAGACTTGTTCTGGTTAGCGTAGTACGCTGCCCGTTGACCCAAGAACTCCGACGGAATACGACAGAGCAACAAACCGCCCACTTCTACGTTGCCTTTAAAGCGACCTTCAGTGGTAGCGTGCATCATGAGCTCAGGATATTCCTCTGCTTTACAGGGTTCGTATCCTTCGCGTAGCTTAGAAGAGATATTGCTGGGGTCAGCGTTACCCAATGTGCTTGTCCGAATCCAGCGATGACTCCAGCCGGGGCGTTTGTCAGGGCTTGGCAAGGTCTCGGGAGGACGCCACGCTTGGGGACGTTGGAACGCCACCTCACGAGAATCCAGTTCACGAGCCATACGATTTTGCGATTTGGTCTGTGCCTCAGTCATTTCATTCACCTCTATTAAGCATAGCAACCTGTTTGGCGTAAAGTTCCAAAGGAACCCCAAGTAGGCGAGCGATCGCTGCTTCGGATGCCTTTAGTCGCATACGACTAGGCGGAGTGCTGCGTGAAGCCGGAGCTACAACGGCAGCAGGTTTTGTTGCACGGCGCGGAGGTTCGTCCTCGTAAGCCGGTTCTGACCTCTTTCGTGGAGGCGGGTCATCATCTTCCTCATCGCTCCGTTCACTTTCAAAGTGCTCGGGAAAACGCTTGCGCATAGTGCGGTCGATAGTTTTGAAATACTCGTCACTACCAACGTATTCAGAACCATACTCGCGCTGCAACTTCTTGTCAAGGCCCATTGCAGCCATGGTCATTTCGTCGTCTTTACCAAACCATTCGCTGTTTGTTTCCATCCAGCGTTTTGTGCGGCGATCCAGCGGAGTAGCTTCTTGTTTGGCGGGCTGGAACTCCCGCTCTTCTACTTCGATTGGGCGCATGGTGGTGGCACGATCAAGCTTCAAAGTGGCTTGTGCAACCTCTGCTTGCGCGTCTACCAATGCGTCGGAATCGCCCGAGTCATAGGCTTCCTTGAACCGGCGCTTGGCTGCTTGCAGCTCAGTCTCGGCGGCGGACTTAGAAGTCTCAATGTAGGCTTTGCTGCCCGTAGACAACTGCTGCTGGAGCTTTTTGTTCTCCTCGAAGACCTGACGGGCAAATGTTTCAGCGGCCTCGCGCTCGCGCAGGGCTTCTTCTTTGGCACGTCGCTCGTCGTGGTAGCCACGAGTGAACTTCTTAATGCGAGCCTGAACTTTCTCGTCATACGAGGCAAGTTCGTCGTCGGTGGGGTCTTCCACCGGCTCTTTCATGGGCTTGCGGCCACGGTCGGCTGCAGGTGTGTCGTCTTCGATCTCGACTTCGAAAGCATCGTCCGCAGCGGCTTTCGCAGCTTTGGCTTCCTTCTCGTCGGGAAATTCAAAGTCTTCGCCTTTGAAATCTGGCAATGGCATGATTTACTCCTTATGCAGCGCGGGTAATTCCACGCGGGTCTTCGACAACGGCCTCAACCGAATCATCATTGATGATGCGGAACTCGCGACCGTGGATTTTCAGGCGGGTGCCTGAATTCGGGCGGACGATGATGAAATCACCTTCCTTGCAGCTCGGCCCACTGGGGAACCGGGTTTTGTCTGCGTAAGCATCAGGGCCAACCTTGACCACGAACAGCACGGGAGTCAGAACCTCCTCGTAGTGCATGGACTGACCGGCTTTAATAATGCCTACTTCGCTGTCGGCGTACTCTTCCATTGCTTCTGGTACGACGCACAGAAGGCGAAAGGTCTTTGGATCAGGCAGCTGCTTGGCTTTGTCCTCGGTGTTTTTATTCAAAATACCCGATAGGTCAATCGCCGAAGCGTCAAATTCAGTCATCAGATTTCTCCATTTTTTGCACAAGGTCGTTAATGATTACCTCTGCTTGCGATAGACCTTGGATAAGCCCGCAGAGGTGTTTGTACTCAGCATAATCCTTAGCGCTACCACGGCTAACCGCGCCAACGTAAGAGTCACGCTGCTCTACAAGTTGTTTGACCGTATGGGCCAAAATTTGATAGTCTCTCATCTGCTCTCCCTCTTAGGAGGTCTGTTGTTCTGTGCGGCTTGTTGCCGCTCCTGCTGCGCCAGCTGAGCTCTATGCTTGGCTGCATCAACCCCTATGCGAGCACCCTCAGCCTCCATCTGCTGCTTGAGTTTGTCGCGTGCAGCGGCGGCGGTAGCGCCCACCTGCATGGCCGCAATTTCTTTCTGCGCGGCAATACGCTCCTTCTCGATCTCCAACTGGTCGGCCTTGGCCGCAGCGTCGATCTGTTGCTTCTGCTGCTTGAGCTGGAGCTCTTGCTGCTTGATCTGGAGTTCTTGCTGTTGCATCTGCACCACTGGGTCTTGTGCTTGCTGCGCCGCTTGTTGCTGAGCTGCTTGCTGTTGATCGCGCTGAAGAATCTGCTGCGATGCTTGCGCTGCCATCATGGCAATCTTGTCGGCCAGCTCTGGAGGAACCTGCTTGTTCTGCTCCTCGGTCGGCAGAGGCATACCCATCGCCATCTCAACTTGCTTGCGCATCTCCAGCGCAATGTGCTCGTTGATGTGCGCCATAGCTGCAGCCATGATCTGCTGCGCGGCTGGGTTCATCTGCAACAACTGCTGAACTTTGGGGTTCTGGATGGCAGCCATATGCACTTGGATATGCGCCTCATGGTTCTGCTCAATGAACGCTTTGACTGGCTTGTTGTTGAGCACTGCTTGGTTCTCCGACACTGGGTCGGTAGGAACTGCATCTTCCTCCATAGGCACAAGTTTGGCTGCGTTCTTAATCCCCAGCACCTCAATCATCTGACGATGCAGCAAGGGCAAGTTGTACAAGTTCGGAGCGCTCTGGGCTAGCTGGAGGACCGCCTGATACTGAACAATCTTCTGCGCCATCGTGGCTGCGTTGGGGTCAGACACAGGGATCACATCCACCAAGTCGTAGTCGGCTTTCTTCACCGAACGATCGCCATCTTCTGGCTGATAGTCGTACGCCTCGGGGGTGTAGTCCGCGATGATGACTTTCAGGAGTTTGAACTCCATCTTCATGGCGTAGTGCAGGCGGGCCTGAACCGCTGTCATCACCTTCAGTGTGCGCTCAAGGATGGCCAGAGTTGTACCCACTGGGGCTTGCGACGACATGTCGCTTACCTTCATGTCACCACTGGACGCAAACGCACGACCTTCTTGGACTATACGGTCGAAGAGGGTGTACAGAACCTGACTCGGCTCTTTGTAGGGCAGTGGCAGGATGTTGTCACGGATTGAGCCGGAGGGCACATCCACGTCTCGGAATTCACCGGGCGCGATCGGGGTGTCGTCACCTTTGATTCGGAGGCCACGAGACTTGAGACCCCCGGGGAGGTTAGACAAAGTACCAGCATCCACGAGCTGGCGAATAAGCATAGTAGCGGACTTAGCATATCCGCCGATGAGGTGGATGAGACCGTAGCCGTAGAAGCCAAAGCCCGGGATGTATTGATAGTGCACAAAGTGCTGGCGCTTGGTGTGGAGCTCGTCGCCTTCATACCAATTTCTCCGTATTGCTAAGACTTTGGTCGTGCCCTTCTCAACCGTAACTACGTACGGCAACGCGATGCCCGTGGGCTTTTTGTCCTTGCCCTTGTGCTCGAAGCCTTTGAGGTCCAAGTCAACGTGCATCTCCAAGAGGCGGAACCGCTCGTCGTGCGTAGCGGTCATGCCCATCTCTTCAGCCTTCTGCTTCTCGATGTCGTCTAGCTGATTAGTAGGCTCGCCCAAGTCCACGTCCATGTAGAACCCGGCATCCTGCAACTTCAGAATCTCGTTCGGCGATTTGCGCATGACGTGTGTGACGCGCTCGGCAGACTCAAGGTTCGACGCGCCGTACGGCACAACGATGTCTTCAGCAGGAATAAACATCGCTGCTTGGCGACCTTTGCTCGGGTCGTAGTAAACCTTCTTGAACGCGCTGCCCGCCAGTGGCAAGTTCCACAACAGCTTCTCATGCTCAGGGCGATACTCAGTCATCACCTCGGTGAGCTGGTAGTTCATGTCTTCGCGCACTCGGCCAGCAGCATCTTGCACCTCGGGGGTGTCTTTACCAATGATGTTTGTCTTGACGGGCCCCTGCGCTGGGAACGTCTCAGTCATTGCCTCGGACTGAAAGCGCACAACAGACTCGGTCAGCATCGGGTGGAACACACCACAAGCGCCTGCCCATGGCTCGGTGCGGTCTTCGTACTTCAGGCCCAGCAGCTTCAGACCATCCACATATGTCTGCATCCACTCTTTGCGGTCCCCGATGTCTTTGGTGAAGTCGTCCACCAGCTCAGAACCCAGCGACTCCAAGTCGCGCATGTCCATGAACTCAGCCAAGTTGGCGTTGAAGTCCTCAGCCGTATCTTCCTTGGGCTCGATGTCTATCTCAACGTCGCCAATACCAATCCGGACGGCCTCGGGGTCCTCGATCTCAATCTCGATCTCGGGGTCTTGCCCCATGTCCAAACCCATTGGGGCCGCGTACAAACCTTTTTCCATTGCCATGATGTGTCCTTACACTGTGTAGAACCGCTCTCTGCGAGGGCTCTTGAACCATTGAATTTCCTCGGGCTCGTCAACCGGCAGTCGCAAGAACCCGCCTTGGCGGAACCTCATAAGGGCCAAAGTTGTTGCGTCAACCAAGTCATCGTGCTCGCCAGAGGGGAACGCGGCGATCTCATCAACGAGCTCTTCCGCCCAGCGCGTACGGGGAACCCACACTTTCCCACTAGCAATTATGTCTGAGACTGCGTTCAAGCGGGCAATTTTGTCCTGCCCCTTGCTTGGCGTGTACTCTTGGACCGGTATGCCCATGGCCCGAAGCTCATAAATCAACGGTGCGCCAGACGCCTTCTTCTCAATCAACAGACCGTCAGGCTCGTAGTCGTTGTACTCCCGCAGCACGTCCTTCTTCAGCTCCACCCACTCAACCCGCTTCTTATATGTATTGAGCAAGATGATGTTCTTAGTATTGTCCTTGTGGTGAGTAAACACCCCCCACGTCGTACCTGCGGAATAGTCGGCCCGCTGGTGTTTCTCAAACGCCGTGTCCCAAGTCTGGAGGATGTACTCGCACTCTGGCGGGCGGTCCTCCTCCCACCACTGCCACCAGTCTCGCTTGACGATCGCAGACTCGTTACCCACGGGGTTCTGCTGGTACTGAGCCTGCCACTTGGAGTTCGGCAGTTCTTCCTTCAGCGCCGTCAGTTCACCCAACGACCAGAATTCAGGCCATAGGGGATTACCCGAAGGCATGATGGCGGGAAACTCAATGACCTCCCACTGCTCACCCCCTCGCCCAGACGCCGCTTTGAGCACCTGACCCGTCAAATCACGCTGCGCCCAGCGTGTCATCACCATGATGATGGCCCCACCCGGCTGCAAACGCTGACGCGGGCCGGACGTGTACCACTCATACACCTTATCGTAGATGTCAGGGTTGGTCGCCGCCAGCGCCGCCTCCTGTTCAGAGTGCGGATCGTCAATAATCAGCAGGTTTGCACCCTTACCGGTCACTGTACCGCCCACACCGATCGCAAAATAGTCCCCACCCTTACTGGTATTCCACCGCCCAGCCGCTTTTGAGTCCACGGACAGCTGCAAATTAGGGAAAATATCGTGATAAGTCTCCGTATCCACCAAATTTCGCACTTTTCGGCCAAAACCTACGGCCAATTCACCAGTATTAGAGCACTGGATGATCTTTTTGTTAGGAAACTTACCCAAAAACCAAGCGGGCAGCAAGTATGACGCGAATTCTGACTTGGTATGACGGGGTGGCATGTTAATAATGAGCCGTTTGCACTCACCCGTGGCCACTCTCTCGAACGCTTTGGCCATAATGGTGTGGTGTCGCCCGCCAATAAAGTCTGGCCAGACCCTATCCACAAACCCCATGAACGTATCGCGGGCCCTTTCCTTCTCCAACAGCTTCTCGCGGCGCTCCAAGTCCTCCAAAATCACCATCTTTTTAGAGTCCGGCAGCTTATCGAGCTGCGACAGCAGTATTTTCATCTCGTCATCGAGCGTCGAAACCTGCTGTTCATATCGCATCGGGCACCTCCGGTGACTCATCCGAGACGGGCGTAGCTTCTTCAGCGGGCTCAGTCACCTCCTCGGCATCCAATACCAGCGGCTTTATACCCAGCTCCGCGTCGATATCAATATCAACCGGTGTCAAATCTGCACCATGGGACAACAGCATCTTGCGCACCTTGTCCTTGATGGCCTTGTCCAAATCGGCAACGCTGTTGTAGTTGACTGTAATCTCGGTCTTTTCAGTAAACAGCCCCACGTCACTGATTTTGCCCAGCATCTCGGCAGCCTTGATCTCTATGCGCGGGTCACCGCACATCGACAAGTCCAGTAGCTTGTTGGTCACAACCATACGCATCTCAGCCGCATCAGCCACGGTGTGACTGTTGTACTCATTGAGCATCGTGCGGATGCGCTCAGCAACGTTACCTTGATATAGCTGTGGGGGATTGACGGGCGTATTCTCTGCGACCGGATACTTCCTCGGCCTGCCGCCTTTCTTCTTAGCGGGCTGTGTGGATTCCGGGGCCATCGCTTCTTCAAACTGCTGCTTGGCACGTTCGGAAAACGACTTGAACACCTCGTCGGCGAGGTCGTCATCAGTTTCGGTTATGTCGCCCGCTGGGCGCAGTTCAGCAAGTAACGCAGCTGTATTCGCCGCGATCTGCATGTTTTCGCGAAGCGTAGTTGCGGCCTCGGGGGTTTCGCCCGCTGGCAGGGGGACCAACTTATCTGGTTTGATGTGTAGGGTCATAGCACCGAGTAGTTCGGGATTGGGCAAGTATCGCGTTTGTTATATACGCCGTGCATACAACGTGAAGGTCTCCCAATCACCGCGATGCTCGCCACGCCCGCAATGTAACAGAAATATATAGTTGTGTGCAAGGGGAGGTTGAGACTCCTACCCGGGGGGTGTTTCTATAACGCAACGCTTACAACCCCGGCTGGATTTTTATACCCCCCTCCCCCCTCTTCATTAGCTTCACGTTTGCACACCAGTTTTGTTGTTCGACTGTGCAAAACACTGTGTATATGTGTTGGGTCCCCTTTGCCGTTATTTTGGGGGGTGTGGGGTCGCGAGGGTCGATCTGGCTGATTTTGCTTGGGGTGCGGGGGTTTGGAGCTGAACGCTTGATGAACGACGATAGTTGGTCAGCCTAGGGATTGGAGAGCTACCGGTTGATTAACAGTGAGGGTCGGTCAGCCCACAGTCGCTCGATTTTTTCTGGGGCTGGCGAAGCGGTCGGCGCTCTGCCCTGCCCGCCTTGCGGCAATGCTTGCGTTACCCGTGTGGAGTTTCCCCCTAAATCCAGTGGGTTTGATATAGTTAATACATGGACAGAGGGGTGATGCCCGCTGTCTTGCGGAACAAACCGACACGGTGTCGGATTGTTCTGCGGGCGATATTGCCTGACCTTTATTGGAGAATACATCATGAGCAAAGCTATCGTTGCGGCACAAACCGCATTGCCCGGTGTCGAAGCTGTCGTTGACCTGTATGACGGTGCTGAAATCGGTATGTCGATGATCGAAACCATCGAGCAACTGGGTCGTGAATACTGGTCACACACTGACACTATCGAGCGGGCTACCCGTTCGCTGTCACAGTGCGACACTGCGCTGTTTGATCTGGTCAACGGCAAGCCTTACGTTGAGTTTATGACAGTTCGTAAGTATTACGTTACGGGCTGTCGTGACAAGGGCGCACCCACTGATGAAGCGGCTTCCAAAGTCTGGGAGCGTTCAATCAATCGCATCATGTCGTCATGCGGCTTTGAGCGTCCTAAGTCCGAGAGCGAAGCGGCTAAGCGCATGGCGGCTAAGCGGGCTGAGCAAGCGGCTAAGTTCGCTGACAAGTCTGACGGCGAGTTGATCGAACAACGTGCGTCCCTGCTGTCTCGCGGTGATTCCAAGTCCGTCAAAGCGGCCATGGAAATCGTCAAAGAAATCGAGCGGCGTGAGAAGCCACTGATTGATGCGGCTGAGACTGCCCGCAAAGCCTTGCTGGACAAGCTGGTTAAGCGTGCCAAAGAGCTGGCCAAAGCTGGCACTGATGATGCCGATCACAAGCTGACAGCGGCTTTGCTGGCGCTCAGCTAATCCATGGGGCTTCGGCCCCTTCTTTCTTTTGGAGCGTCCAATGTGACATTCTGTCGGCTTTAAGACCAGCCGTTAAAAAGTCTACGCCCTTTCGACCCAGCGGCGGACACTAACGCTGGGTTACCTTTCGGCCCTCTTCGCTTCGGCGTTGAGGGCCGTTTTTTTTTTGGCCCGCGCCGCCCGCTTGGCTTCGGCTTGGCTGGCGGCGCGGGCCGCTTGATAGTAGTTATCGAGGAGGATCGGTGTAGGCCATGTGGCGAGGATCGGTGTAGCCCGCATCGGTGGAGCTCTGGGTCATCGCTATCCTATGCGGGCGAATAGGATCTTCGTAGGATCGGTGGAGCCTCGCCCGCCAAGCGGGCTGAACATTCCGACAGGCTGTCGTTTTGTACAGTTTTGTCAATAATAAATGATGATGTTCACAAAAACTGGACATTGTCAACGGGGGGTCAGGGTCGCGGATTTGGGGGGCACAGGGGCCTCGCCCGCCTCGTACTGTGCGTCCATACAGTGCAATAACGTATAGTTACCCGATTAACTATCATAACCCCCTGCGGGCGAAGCGAAGAATCACGGTTTCATGCGGGTTCCGGCACAGAGTATTACTTTATTTGATCAATAGCCATTTGTTCAGTACTACATTTTTCCGGTTAACTATCATAACTCACGCTTCTATATCAAACGACACGCCCTCCATGCACCGCTAAGTCGTTGATTTTATTGGACTCTCCTCTCTTTATTTTATATAAGATAAATAATAAATGATGATGTTCATATTTTGACAGACAGAGAACAAAGCACCGAGAAATCCCTTTTGCCACCCCCCACCCCCTGCGCGGGCATCTCCCCCTTGCCCACCCCTTTTCTCTATGTCTGAACTCGTGAACATCATCATTTATTTTTGATCAAACTCGTAAGTCCTTGATTTCATTGAACATTTTTCTCTTGCAAAGATAAAAGATATATGGTATTGTTCACAACCCTCAACAAAGGAGCAACACCATGCCTCGCCCCATCAAGTACGTCACCGCTGACGACCTTCTCTCCAACTGCACCATCAAAGACGAGTGCTTTGTCTGGCCTCGCTCATCCACCCCGATGCCGATGCTCAGCCCGCACGCACCCATGGCCCGAGAATTCGGCACAACCTCCGTGATGCGCATCCTGTTCACCATCTGCCGATACATACCTGCTGGCCCCAGATTGGTGCGTTGGTGCAACAACCCTTTCTGCGTTAACCCGTACCACCACACCGAGTCCAAGTTCTGGCGGGCACAGCGGGCACATCTATCTGACCCCAACGGATTGCTTCCCGAGCAAGAGCAACGCCGCCACCTGATCGCGCCACCAGATGATTTGCTAAAGCGTATGCGCCCCATCAAACCAGAGCACATCCGAATCCTGCTGGACTCTGCCGCCATGGCGGGCTTCGATGCCAAGGGAGTTGTGGACAAGCGCAGTTACGCCCCACCACCCAAGCCCAAGGTCAGGTACGCCGAACCCGATCAGCCCGTCCTCATCATCAAGCGTAGGGAGGAACCCGTGCTGGAGGAACCCGTGCCAGATGAACCAGAGTTCAAGTTTGAGATGCACTCGGGTGATATGCCGGACAACTCGGGCAGGGAACTGGACAGCATCTTTGACCTGATCGAGAAGCGCAACGCTGCTACACGAACACAGGGCTGAAATCGCGAACAGGGGTGCGTATAGGCGAACGCGCCCTTGACAATGTCTAGTTTTTGTGGTACAATGTACTTTGTACATTGATCGCTACGGGGCGACAACGTACAAACCGACAGCCTGTCGGATTGTTCAACCTTCCTATATTGGAGTACCACAATGTCATTTACACAACAAAATCTTCAAGCCATTCACCAAGATATGCGTGAAGCGGCCCAGATGTGGGTCAGCGGGCTAATCACTGACTCTGAAATTGCCGACCACTTTGCCAAGGTCGCGGCCAAATTCAAGACCGTGAACCACGTACTGCCTGGCCTCATCGACCCCAACACGGGCCTCCGTTACAAGCGCGAGGATCACCATGAAGCATGACCCATTCGATTTCTTCGCATCGGGCATGACCCGTGCCCAACGTGCGTGGCGCATTGCGTTGCTTATTGCGCTCGTGGTCGTGCTTGTGCTTGACATTTATTTTTGGAGACCCTGATGGATATCCTTTCTACAGAATACCGTGATTGCCAACTGTGCGGCGATGACGTTCACATCGAACGTTGGCGTCTGGGCTATCACACATGCCGCGCTTGCGGCGACCAACTTGCCCGCGAGGCACGCCAGTCGTGGTGCGTCGTGCAAGAGTACGGTAAGGGGCCGTACATGCTGGTGACCCCTGCGTCTGCACCACGGACGCTCAAGGACACCAACCAGAAAAACCCCCGTTCCTGAACAAACCGTCAATCCTGTCGGAATGTTCTTTTCCAACCTTTGTATCAAGGAAACTGCAATGTCTAAATCTGATTTGAATCTCTCTCGCCGTGTCAACTTCGCCGAAACGGTGGACATCTTGCTCAACTCGGGCGAAACGGCTGTACACCTGACTGGTGAACCCGGCGTGGGCAAGACCGCTATTCAAGACGTTATCGTCGAGCGCACTGGCTATCGCAAAGTCTACATCGATGGTCCCAACACCGATGTCGGCCAGTCTGGTATGCCCATTCCCAACCACGCCACGCGCACACTGGATTTTTATCCAGCTGAATATTACGGACTGCACACTGGCGAGCCACTGGTCATCATGATCGACGAGTGGACTAAGACCGATGACTACGTACGCAATACGTTGCACCCGCTTCTGCACGAGCGACGCCTCGGCGCATTTAATGTGCATCCCGACTCGATCGTGTTCACCACGGGCAACATGGACAAGGATGGTGTGGGTGACAGTGCCAAGGCACACACTCGCAACCGCCAGACTTGGTTGACCTACATGAAGCCCACTGCTAAAGAATGGTGTGCTTGGGCGGGCAACAACGGCGTGGCCCCCGAGGTTATCGCTTGGGTACACGAGTATGAGCACTGCATGATGTCGTACATGGACGGCGGGCAAGACAAGAACCCGTACATCTTTAATCCCAATGATGCATCGCAGACTGCGTTCGTATCTCCACGCTCGCTGGTCAAAGCATCACACTGGGTTAACCGCAGGGGCAACCTGACTGACAACGCTTTCATCGGTTGCTTGGACGGCACGATCGGTTTCGCCGCATCGCGTGATCTTCAAGCGTTCATCGAGTTGGCTGATCAGTTGCCCACTCGTGAGGCTATCGAGAACTCACCCGAGTCGGCTCTCGTGCCCACATCACCTGCGGCTCAGTGCATCTTGATGTTCAAGGCTGTGTCTGTCGTGACCCGTGAGAACTTCGCCACTTGGATGAAGTACGTGCGGCGTATGCCCAAAGAGACACAAGCTGTATTTATCAACAGCTTGCTGGAACTCACGGCCAAGAAGGACTGGTCAATCATTCACCCATCGTTCGTGACATGGGCGCGTGAGAACCAGTACATGTTTGCTGGATTGAAAGGCTAATCATGACCTATTTTATAGAACCGGAACAACTTGACTCGCTTCGGCGTGTCGCCTCGACCCTGCATGCGGGCACTGATGCAATGCGTGATCTCGGTCATCGCGTGTGGTACGTGGTCACAGGCGTAGCGGAGAACCAAAAACTTACCGACAAAGTGTCGGATTGTTTCGTGCAGAAACCAGCCGCTAATAAAGAATTGGCTGATCGTTTCTACACAACTGGGATGCACTTGGCTGACTGCTTGCGTCTCATGGGTAAACACGACGATTCGCGTGAGGTGGAAGTGTGGATATTAGAAACCTGTAAGGAGTATATGAAATGAAAAAGCAACCTAAGTTGGGTATCCCTGTTGCGTACAAGGGATGCTGGATTGTGCCCGTGGGTGACGGGTTTGACTGCGTTGACCGCACCACCGGTCGATGGATTCACCTGCCTGACTCAAGGCGGGCGAAGTGGAACGCCACTGTATGGACGCGGCTGTCCGAGGATTTTGGTGGCTCGACCATCAAGACATTCACAACTGAGCAGATCATGGAGGGACTGAAATGAAAACACCAGAACTGACGGGCGCCGCCCTTGATTGGGCGGTGGCGAAGTGTGAGGGCGCATACAGCGTTAGCGTTGACACCGACATCGACGGAACCAAGCGGGTCAACTACGGCGGGATGTATCCTGAATGGTCAACCGACTGGGCACATGGTGGGCCGATCATTGAGCGGGAAAACATTGGCCTGTGGTCTGAGGGCTACGACTGGGAGGCCAAGATACAGACAGGCGTTGGTGAGTGGCTGGATATGTGGGATGCCTCTCCACTGATCGCCGCCATGCGGTGCTACGTGGTATCCAAGCTAGGCGATGACATTGAATTACCAGAGGAGTTGAAATGAAAACGTATGAAGTTGAACTCAAGCGCACCAGCTACATCACTCTAACTGTGGAGGCTGATGACAGGGACGATGCTTTGGATAAAGCATGGGCCGAGTGTGGTGACCGCACTGACAGCGATGACGCTGTGTGGGATGTCGAATCAATCGAGGAGATGAAATGACACCAGAGAAAGAAGAACTCATGGTTGAGATGCTCAACTCGTTGATCGAGTTGATGAACAAGGCGCGTCTTGAGAAGGACGCAACACTACTTGACTCATACGCACGACTCGTGCATGAGACATGGACACACCTAAAGGAAGCACAAGATGATTTTAAGTAAAGCAAAGATGCCTGCTGAGCGCAGGCTTGAACTTGTTCATGTGAGCCTGATGCGTGAGAAGCGATTCGCTTTCTTCGCAGGCTTGTTCATGGTCGGTAAGACATCCATTGTCGATCTACCCATCACAGCGAGGACCAATGGTCGTGACGCTGAGTATGGTCGCGCATTCGTGGACACACTCAACGATCGAGAGCTTGCCTTTCTTGTGTTGCACGAGAACATGCACAAGTGCTACCGCCACCTGACTACGTGGCGCAGTCTCTTTGAGAAGGATAGCCGCAAGGCGAATCATGCGTGTGACTACGTGATCAACATCCAGTTGGTTGATATGGACCGTGAAGAGAAGTTCATTGCCATGCCACGCGATAAGAAGACGCACAAGCCTATCGGTCTGGTTGATACCAAGTACCGTGGTATGGACGCCAAGCAAGTGTGGGACATCCTCCGCGATGAAGAATGCGGTGGCGGTGGTGGCAACGAACAATCCGACGGTGGGTCGGAAAGTTCTGGCGGTGGTGATGCTGGTCTTGACGAGCACGATTGGGAAGGCGCTCGGCAACTGACAGCTGAGGAACAGAAAGAGTTGGCCCAAGACATCGAGGGTGCTCTTCGCCAAGGCGGTATCTATGCGGGCAAGGTGGGCGGTGACATGCTTCGCTCTGTCAAAGAGATGCTTGAGCCAAAGGTGGACTGGCGTGAGGTGTTGCGCCGATTCGTGCGTACTTCACTCAAGGATCGGGACAGCCCAAGCTGGCGTCGCGCACACAAACGCTATCTCTGGCAAGACATCATATTGCCGAGCATCGTGGGTAAGCGCATGAAGCATCTCGCTGTGGGCATCGACACATCTGGTTCTATCCAAGGCGATCTGCTTGCATCGTTCATGGGCGAACTCAACAAGGCTGTGACAACTGTGAATCCTGATCGTGTTGACATCATGTATTGGGACACTGTCGTGGCTGGGCATGAGGTGTACAAGGGTAGCAACCAGAACATTACGACTGCGACCAAACCCAAAGGTGGCGGTGGTACTGATCCTGACTGCGTACCTACGTTCATGGGTGAGAAGAAGATCGCGCCCGATGCACTCATCATGCTGACGGACGGGTACATGAGTAGCGACGCCAGCAGATGGTCCGGTGTAGGCTGTCCCATCCTGTGGTGTGTGATTGGTAACACCGATCTCAAGATACCGAAAGGTCAGGTGGTGCGTGTCGAACGTGATTGATACATCACCGATCATCAACGTGATCGACTGGGTGAACACAGTTTGTACGGTGGACCACACAAACTTCATGGTACGTGTGGACCCGAGAGGTATGGATGCTGTGTTAACGGTTGATCCCAAGGCTCGGTTCATCGAACGGTTCACGCACCACTACGGTATGACAGCCACGCTCATGCGTGCTCGTACCGGAGGCTGGACTGAGAAGCTGAACACGGTGACTGGGTATGGGAAGTTCTACGACTACTGCGCGCGCAACGCGAAGTACGAAACGGCGTCGATCCTGCAAGGGGTGACGAATGGATTTTTGTTTGAGGTGGACTGTCACAAAGACAGCCCCCTCGTCGGTTGGTTCCTCGTATTAGGAGTTAAAAATGGATGATCATGTGATTCTGATTATTGGTGACAACAAGTTCTACTTGTCCACCCACGAAGCGTTCGACATCGCTCGCGCCCTCAACGGTGCGACGCGCATCAAGTCTGAATGGGTCAAAGGTTCCAGCTTGTTGACGTACGCCAAGCCCGAAGTGGGTGTGGCCTCTGTCACGCCAATGCCCGGCCCACTTCAGTTGGAGTTGGAGACTAACACCAACGCGAGGGACACAAAATGAAAAACGTCGCGACGGGGTTCAATGTAACCCTTAACAAAGAAACCTACGACCTGCTGGTTCAGGTCAAGGGTGCGCTGACGAACAAACTCGGGTTCGAGCCAACGAATGGTCAAGTCATTCGTCATTTGATTTCAATCTATTTTGGAGAAGCATATGGCCTATAACACATACGGTGCGCCGTGGATTTCATCCTATGCGGAAGCAGTTAAGCGGTACGAAGACACCAAACCAATTCGTGGGCAGACTGTGCGACCACTCGGGCATCGCAAGTATCACATGTGGGCAAGCATTGATAAGCAACAGGACACCATCGTGCTGATATACGAGCGGTTCCCCTGCGTGGTCTGGCGTGAGG